AACAACACCACTGCTCATCAATGGAATGTATGGGCAGTAGAATGCAGGTGCATCGCTTTCGCTTGAACCTTTGTATCCAATTAGAATTGGAGCAGTGTCATAAGCATAGCTGTTAACATAAATCTTCATAGCACCGTTCAATGTACCAACAAACTTGGTGTTTGTAGGAGCTTCAAATGTGCCTTCTGTTGTACGAGCAAATGCGCTTGTAGTAGCAGATTGTAGAATTGTCAAAGCAAATGGTGATACAACAGCGTAGTTACCAGCACCACGACGTGTACGTTGAGCGATCAAGTTGCTTACGCGATTGATCTGAACTGCCAATGCGGCATGCTCGTCACCTACGAATGTAGCAGTACCACTTACAGCGGCCTGGTCATAAGTTTGGCTAGCTGTACCAGCTAATGAAGTCAATGATGCAATGATTTCTTGGTCGATTTCAGCTGTGATTTCTTGAGCCAATGCAGCCATAACTTCTGCTTCAACGTCAATACCTTGTTGGGCTTGTGCGTCTTGAGCAGCCTCGAATGTCCAACGTGCAGACAATTTACGAGTTTTAGCTTCAACTGTTTGTTTCAAGATTTGAATGCTCATTCTGTTACCAGCAACACCTTCCAATGTAGCTGTTGAAGTAGCTTTTGGAGATGATTCTGTGGCGTTACCAGAATAAGAAGACGCAATCTTGAATGGGCTCAATGCCTCTTCACCAGCTACAATGCCAGCACCAGCTGATGTATCAGCGTAGCGAACACGGAGGGTGTGAATTTGACCAACTGGGCCGGTCATTGGTTGTACACCAACTAGTTCATTAGCAATGACTGTTGGCATAACGCGACGGATCACTGGAAGGATCACGCGATTTAGTGTTGCAACGTTACCAGCAGAAGTGGCACCAGCGGTAGGACTTTCCATCAAATACTTGCGAGTATTTTCTAGAGTTACACCCATTACTGATTTTTTTTGTGCCTTGTAAGCCTTCTAATAGGGCTTCCTTAGTTTCTGCCCAACGTCCGTTTAATAGTTCTGACATTTAATATTCTCCTTAGAATTTTAGTCCAGCGAGCTTGCGAATATCGATGATATCTGCCTGTTGTTCGCTACTACGGGTGGTGTTGGAAATCTTATTTCCGGTTATTTCTTTTGCCTCTACTAGTGCCTGTTTCTTCTGCGGAGCCTTACCATTCAATACTGATGGCAAGTACTTTTCAAAACTTTCGTTCAGACGTTCTGTTTTCACAGTCTCCATTAATTCGCTCATGATAGAACGTTGCTCACCATTAAGTGGCGCAAGTAATTCGCTCATAATTGCTTTTCTTGCTTGACTCTCTTTGAGAGTACGGATCTCATCTTGTTTACTTTCTAATAGTTTCTCAGCGTCTGCAACGGCCTGTGCGGCTTCTTGCATGGCTAGATCTTTCAAGTCTATGACTTTGAGTAATTTTGATGTTTCCGATTTTTCATTTAGGTAACTCGCTTGATACTCAGAAGCAAAAGCTTCAAATAACTTGCGGCCAAAATCTTGTCTGCGAGCGGCTTCGATATCTTCTCTCAAGCTGTGTAATTCAGAATGTAAATTCTCAGTTACTACTTGATCAACCATCTGGGCGGCACGAGCAACAAATTGTTGTTTAACCTTCTTGATTTCTTGACGACCTTCGCGAACTAGGCGTACCTTAGTTTCAGCTAGATCCTTCTTGTCTTGCATGAATTCTGTAATTTCTTGAGCAAGAGCCTCAACTACGAATTGTTCCAATTTGCCAAACTTACTTGCCATCACAACTTGATCTTCGTGTAATTCTTTAACTTCTGATGCCAGTTGACGTGTAACAAATTCCTTCATCACAACTGTGTCATGCTTCATTTTCTGAGCATAACGTACTTTCATCTCTGCTAATTGTTTACGATCATCTGCAAATTCAACAAGTTCACCTGCCAATTGCTCAGAGATCATACGATCTACTGCATCAATCATGGTGTTCTTGTCGTGTTCGTATTTTTGTGCAAACTCTTCACGTAATTGTTGAGTTAACTGTTCGCGTGACTCTGTAATACGAGCTTCGAACGCTGCCTCAATTGACTCTTTGATCTCTTCCGAAATCACATTGTTTTCAAATAACTGCTTTAGCGCATCCAACATATATGATTCTCCTTGTTATTGGAGTTTGCTTATCATTGCTAATAAGCTCTCTTTGAGATATTTCTGTGCCTTGGGGTCACCCTTCACTTCTTTCGCTATGCGTAAGGCATTTAATCCACCGCGATTGTTCATCAGGTGTTCATAAATTGGTGTTGGGTATGCTCCAGGAGCACTAGGTTGAGCTACCATATCTACTGTGATAATCTCAAAATCTGATACTTCACCGGATCCGTCATCTTTGACGTTTCCGGATCCGCGACTCGAGACACCTAACTTGACTCCGCTTTCCAGCATTGTTTTAATCAGTTGTCCCATTGGGGTTGGAAGTATTTTCAACTTCCCGTAACCATTAGGACCGTCCATCCACATGTTTGTTATCATGTGAGACACACGGTCCAGGTTAATTTTTAGATCATCTGGATGATCCACTTCTCCGAGAACTGAATAACCGTTCTGAATCTGATCGTTTAGGGTTTTGACAGCCTTGCCAATCTCATTCACAGGGTAAACACGCTGGTTAGCGTTGCGAATACCGCCCTGGATGCAAATCCCGGACATGTATAGGCTTTTCCCATCTTTGTCATCAGACTCAACGATCATTTTTGCTTCGTTGAAACTGAGATTCTCTCGGAGGTATAACATATTTTTCAATGTTGTCTCTTAATTATTTTGCACGTTTTGGTGCGCCATTCAACATGCTTTGCTTGTTGTCGGCTGTTTCTTTCTTGCCAGCTTTTTCTGGGCCATGTCCTGGCTCAGACTTTTTAAATGCTGTTTTGCCTGCATTTGACTGCACACGATTGTGTACATTCATGCCCTTGGTCAAGTCACCTGCTGTGTTCTTGGCCAAGCCGCCTGTTGTGCCACCGCTGGTTGTGCTGAATGATTTGGCAATGTTAGCAGTTGTGCCACCCATGTCGTTCTTGCCAGCTACAATTGACTTGGTGTTTGTACCGTTGTCACCGTGTGATACTGATACTTTCTTGTAGTATTCCATCACTGGCGCTTGACGCGGCACATCGTCGGCCGTGGCGTCCATTTCGTCCATTTCTGAATCCATGTCACCACCCATGTCACCACCCATGTCGTCCATTCCACCCATGTCGTCACTTTCTTCGTCTTCTTGTGACAATAGCTGTTCAAATTCTGCTTTTAGGTCTTCCAATGCATCTTCTAGATCCATCACGCGATCTTCCATGTCGCTGCCTTCTTCGCCTTCTTCATCGCCCATGTCCATGTCCATGTCCATGTCGTCTTCTGAATCACCTTCTTCGTCAGGCATGTCTTCTTCGTCGTCGCCTTCTTCCGTAGGATCGTCACTTTCTTCCATGTCGTCATCATCATTCTTGTCGTATGGATTTCCAGTATCTTTACTAAAATCTTCTGCTAATAGTTCTTCGTAAATCTCGCGAGATTTAGAAACTACGATGTTGTGAAATATTTCTTTAGCTTGGTCAGTGTCATCATTGATCAAAGCTTCAAGCATTGCTTCAAATTGAGCGCGGTCAGTCATGTTTAGTTCTCCTGTTTGTTTGTGATACAAGGCTGTCTATTATTTACACTAATATGTAATATCAGTGCGCATATAGGCAAAAAATAGTCGTTTTTAACTATTGTTTTGTAATTTTTAGGCTGCGGGTGCCGGTGCTGGAGTAGAATACATCGAATGTATGAATTCTAATTCACTTTCTTGTTCTAAAATATGAGCTTCAGTACTCTTACGTAGCTCATTAATCTGTTTCAAAGTAAGTCTTGTTTTACGGGTGTCATTTCTATGCATAACACTTCCATCACGGGTTGGCTCGTAACGCAAGTCATTGGCCACGTGGCGTGTGTCTGGATCAATGTAAAACAATTCTCTAAGTATCATATTGTATTTATGCAGCCGGAGCGGCGCCAGCGGCCGGCATTGCGGCAGCGGCACCTGGTTGCGGTACAGCTTCACCGTCTGCTCCCATGCCTTCAGGTGCAGTTAAGTCACCAGCGGCATCTGCATCACCTTCCATACCAGCGGCAGACAAGCCTGCACTGCGTAATTCGCCAGCGGCGTCGGTACTTGTGGGTTGCCCTTTGCCGTTTTCTTCAGCCCAGTAGCGTTCGTTTTCTGCTACTTCTTCGTCTGTCAAGCCCAAGAAACGTTTGAGTGCAAAACGTTTGCTCATGAAAGGCACAGCTTGGATAGTGTTGAATGTATTGAT